TTAATACAGTTCCAACAGGTTATGTTAAATGCGATGGCTCTTCATATTCGAGAACAGGAACATATGCTGCTTTGTTTGCAATCATAGGTACTACTTATGGGGCTGCTGATAGCAGTCATTTTAATGTTCCAGATTTACGAGGAGAATTTGTTAGAGGTTTTGACGATAGTAGAGGTGTTGACTCAGGAAGAAACGTAGGAACAGCACAAGGCGGTCAAAACGAACAGCACAATCACCCAGCATCCTCTTCAGCATCGGTATCTGACTCAGGCCACTTCCATCATTCATTTAAGTTAGGAAATGCTGGACAGTCACGATTTAATAGTACCTTAAATAGCAATGTTACCCCTGCATCAGGTACAGGTGCTGCTAACTTAAATGAAGGATATAATATAGTCAGCAGATCTGAAGAGGCAGATGTAGGTAAAACCTCAACTAAAACAACAGGAGTTAATGTTAATGTTAGTACAAATACTAGTAATGATGGTGGTAACGAAGCTAGACCTCGTAATATAGCAATGCTCTACATTATTAAAATTTAATTATGGCAATACAACCAGGCACATACAACATGACTGTACAGAGAAGAGCAGACTTTTCTTTGCAATTACAATTTAAAGATTCAAGTAGTGCAGTTATAAACTTAACTGGATTTACAGTTTATGCTCAATGTTGGGATGAGGGTAGAAATATAAAATATGGCGATTTTGCAGTTACTTATACTAATAGAGTAAATGGCATAGTTGACATATCATTAACCGATGTTCAAACTGCTACTTTTGAAACTAATACTCTTTATTACGATGTTATGCTTGAGGACTCAAACGGATTGCGAGAGTACTACCTTGAAGGTGCTATAACTATGTCAGAGGGTTATACTTCACCATGACTTCTGTTAACGTCACAACCAGTAAGAATACTGTTACTGTAAATGAAGGTGACGCAACAATTATTACTGTTGCTACTCAAGGGCCGCAAGGGCCACAATTTAGCAGCACTAATACTGGATTAATTGATTCTGGAAAAGTGAATAATTCTGTTATTTACTATGACTCTACTTCTGCTACATTTAAAGCAGATGCAACTCGTACTGTAGAAAACCTTGTAGATGGAGGTTCTTTTTAAACTATGGCTAACACAATCCGCATAAAAAGATCCACAGGATCATCAGCACCAACCACACTAGAAAATGCGGAATTAGCATTTAGTGAAGGTAATCAAGTTTTATATATAGGTATAGGAACTGGGGGTTCTGGGGGATCTGCAACGACAATTAATGCTATCGGTGGTAAGGGTAAGTTTTTTGATACAGACACAACAAGAACTACAAACCATGTTTTAGCTGGCGCAGCTTCTGGAAGTGCTGCTGCACCTACATTTAGAGCATTAGTAAGCGATGATATTCCTTCCATAGCGCATACCAAGATAAGCGACTTTGATACAGGGGTTAGAACAAATACACTTAATCAAATGGCTGTTCCTACAGGTTCAGTTTCATTTAACTCACAGAATATTACAAACTTAGCTGATCCTGTAAATACACAAGATGCAGCGACAAAGGGCTTCGTTGAGGCTACATCACAAGGACTTGATGTTAAAGATTCTTGTGTAGCAGCAACAACAGCAAACATAACAATATCTACTGCTCTAAATAATGGAGACACGCTAGATGGTGTTACCTTATCAACTAATGATCGTGTTCTTGTAAAAGATCAATCAACAGCAAGTCAAAATGGAATTTATGTAGTTGGCTCTTCTCCAGCTAGAGCAGCAGATTTAGCTACTGGTGCTAACGCTGCGGGTTTCTTTACTTTTGTAGAAAAAGGAACAGTAAACGCAGATAATGGTTTTGTTTGTACATCGGACTCTGGATCAGCAGTTGTAGGAACTAATAATCTTACGATTGCACAATTCTCTGGTGCTGGTCAGATTACAGCAGCAGATGGCTTACAAAAGTCAGGAAACACATTATCAGTCGATCTAAAATCTAATGGTGGACTTGTTATTGAATCTACTGAAATTGCTGTTGATCTTGGTGCTAGTTCTATAACAGGAACTTTAGCAATTTCTGACGGAGGAACAGGCGCAACATCAGCTTCCAACGCAAGAACAGCATTAGGGCTTGTTATCGG